TTTCAGTGTACTGGTTATTGGGGCCTACCTCTATTCCTACTCGCCATTCTTTGTTGCTACAGGGGTTACGTTAACGCGTGCCTTGTTGCGGCAATAAAGGAAGCTGCTTATGAACAACTCACCAAGCGCAGAGATGCGCTCGCTGAGCTTGGTGATGAGTACAGGCAAGCTGCCTATGATAAATCAAAACCTTGGGTTGCAGCGACACGAGAAGTTCTCATGTCACTCCCCTCGCTTTTGTTCATGGGTAGTTTATTAGTAGGGGGAGCAGTGTATCTTAGCGGTGGACAATTGCCGCAATTCTTCAAGAAAGAGTTAGATGCTACTGCTCCAGAGCCCGAGCAGCCACCTCCTGCAGAAATCCCGCCGACTCCCGTTACTTTCGAGAGTGGTGAGGTTGTGCAGGGTTTCATGGGCTTATCAGACGAGGCTATTAGGAATAAGAGCAAGGAACGCAACGTATGGGATCAATGCGTTCAGCGTGCTGCCTTCGGAATTAAAAACCCGAATCAGACCACGGCTCAACTGCTCAATTTGCTAGAAAAGAATACTTCGTTCTTCGAATATTCTTCTCAAGGCGAATGGAAGAATGGTTGCACCATGACTTGGCTCTGTTCCAATCTTTTCGTCGTTCCCAAACATTTCGCTGATAAAGTCACCGAACAAGTGACTTGGCGTATTTATGATAAGAATTGTCCATCATCAATACGCAAGCGACGCGTTTCCCCTAGTTCGTTCTATCCTTCTCAATACGGAGACATTTCCATTGGATATGTTTCTGGTGTTGAGAAAGCTAACCTATTGAAGTATCTCGACTTCTCCCCTGGTCAGCTTGTAGGACACCGTATATGCCGAGATCCTGAATCAAAGAGCCTATCTATTTTCGATGTCACCGGAAGTATGGTAGTAAACTCTGCCAGGCAGAGCGTAACGGAATGGAAGGGAAATGTTGAGTCCCGAGTGGGACATTGTGGTGGTGCATATGTGACTAAAGCACCAAATCCGAGCATTGTAGGTTTTCACTACGCTGCTCTGACGGAAGACGCCACAATCCACCGGGCCTGCATGTTTCGGGAGCACGAACTTAGAGCTTTCATGACGCGAATTCACAATTCTGCTAGTTGCATGTTGATGGCTGCTCCTCCAGAGGAGTTAGAAATCGTCGTGCAGGGAACAAAACTCGTGAAAGTGGGTGATACTTCAAAACTTGAAGAAGGTGTCGGTGTTCAGTCCGAATGGATTTTGAACAATACCGAGATTGGACAAGATTTGAAGGACGCACTTGCTGTGACGGTTGAATGTGATCCGGTTAAGGTTCCGGATTATATCCCTCCTTCCACAATTCGCGCTGAGGATAAGCTCCCCGTGTTGCCAGTCCCAGAAGTCGAAACTGCTGAGGAATCCCCCTCTGAGGAGAAGGAAGAGGAGCTACAAGCTTCTATTCCGGTGGGAAGCAGCAACAGTGCCGCCTTCTTTAAGACTAAGGCGAGGCCAACCATTATTGCAGATGATGTCAAGGAACGGTATCCTGACGCCGACTACGCTGGTCCAAAATTTGGACGCAGCATGTGGCCAAAATCTGCAGTCTATGCCATGAATTCAACTCCCGGATTGCCACCAGACCATTTGGAATGGGCCGCTTGCGATTACCTTGACGGTTTCAAAAGCTTGCCCAAAATCCTTTCTGAGAATGTACGCCCACTCACATGGGAAGAAACTCTCAATGGTATTGATGGATCTAAATTCATTGGATGTTTGAACTTTAGCACTTCAATGGGCTCTGGTTTCACTGGAACCAAGGACCATTGGACTACTGTGTATCTCGACTCTTTGTCTAAGACCCAGAAACGGGTTTTTGACAATAAAGTTTGGGATGAAGTTCATAAATCTATTGAAAGGTTGAAGGCCGGCGAGAGGCCTGGTTGGCTTTTCCGAGGTGTTCCCAAGGATGAGCCCACTCATGTCACTAAAGAGAAAGTAAGAATTTTTATGGTTGGACAAATTATGTGCACGTTGCTCGTGCGCAAATATTATACTCCCATTTGCTCCCTGTTACAACTCTGCACCGCTATCAGCGAATGCGCAGTTGGCATTAATGCAGCTTCCCCCGATTGGGAAGAGATGGTACAACATCTGGAGCGATTCAAACTTGCTTTTGACGCGGATCACAAGAAATTCGATTTGTCCAAGGCGTCGCAGATTTCCACTGCTTCGTACAAGATTATGATCGAACTTGCCGCCATGGGTGATTACAAAGGAGAGGACCTGTTCATCATGCAGATGATGTCCACCGAGATGCTGCTCCCTCTAGTCAATTATGCTGGAGGGATATACCTTCTTGATGGTTCCACTCCTTCCGGAATACCCGTGACAGTCATCATCAATAGCTTAGATAATAGCTTGATGAATCGCTGTGCGTATAAATCTCTGTTTCCCCGCGCTCCTGTTGGTGAATTTCGGAAATATGTATCGCACGTCAATTTTGGTGATGACTTGATCAATTCTGTCTCATTCTGGAGATCCAGTTTCAACTTTCACAGTATGCAGAAATATCTTGGAGATTATGGCATTCAAATCACTCCTGGTGATAAGAGTGCCAAGGGTTCAAGATTTATGGATTTGAAAAAGTTGGTGTTTCTCCAGCGCACCTCATCCCAATTACCCGAACTACCATATCGGGTTGGGAAATTAAATGAGAAATCGATTGTTAAACCACTCGTTTGCACCTTGGGTGGACTATCCCAAGACGAGGCCGCTTCTGTCAACATTGACGGTGCTCTCAGAGAGTTTGTCTATCATGGACAAGAAATCTTTGAGGACCGCCAAGAATGGCTGAGCGGCATTGCCACCAAACATGGCATTGCACACCAGTGTTCTTTGCTGCGAATACCGTATGCAGAATTGCTTTCCTCCCTCCAAGATGATCATATCGAGAGATGGAAGAGAGAGCATTCTTAGTTACCGCAGCCCCGTCTTGGGCTAGACGTTTAAAAAGCATCCCTCTGTGCGTTGCCACGTACAGCCGATGAGGCAAACCAAAAGGCTATTTATGTCCTGGATACCCGTTGTACAAATTATCTGTTTTCTACATAAGGCTTTACATATTATATTTACAGACCAACCGGGCACCTCTTTAACACGGAGGGGTGTACCGTTCATAGCTGTGTTACTTCTACAAATCAAACTCATTTATATAATTTAACTACCGCAGATCCGCGTGAATCTGCAGGTACTGTATCATACACGCATAGCGATGATCCCTACGTTTTGGACGCCGCACAGGGTTTCGAATCGACTTACGAATCCGGACATACTCGTGATGTTCCCTTAGGGGAATTTCTCAAGCGTCCAGTCGAAATCCACACAATATCCCCATCTCTTGGTTCGCAACAGGATGTTGCAATTGATCCCTGGCTCTTGTTCTTGAACAATTCCCAGGTTCAAGATAAAATTAGGGGATACAAGCATTTAAGGGGGACTTTATGCTTGCGCTTCATGATCACAGGAAATCCTTTCCTTTCCGGTCGATTCATGTATTTTTATATCCCCCGACCCAATGACAATATCGTTGATTTGGCAAGTCCTTTTGGCGATGCTCGCCTTATTCAAGCCTCACAACATATGAATGTCATGCTGGATCCTACAACAGGAGAAGGTGCCTCATTACGTTTACCTTTCTTTTGCCCTGAAAATTGGCTGGATCTTACTTCCACAAATTCCATCATTAGGATGGGTCGGCTCCGATTTTTCGTGCCCTCCCCTCTCAAGTCTGCTAATTCCGCTTCCGCTACTTGCGTTATCAGAGTACATGCTTGGATGGAAGATGCAGAGTTGGCAGCTCCTACCACTTCCGCCTTTACCGCAGGCTGGACTCCTCAGGCCGAATTCTCCACTCCTCCAGTTTCTAGAATTGCTGGCCATGTCGCCAAGGCCGCTGGAATGTTTTCCAATTTACCGCTTATCGAACCTTATGCTATGGCAACTGAGCGTGCTGCTTCAGCTGTCGGTCGCATTGCCCACTTGTTCGGTATGTCTCGCCCACAGGTGTTAGACAAAATCACCCCATATCGTTCTTTTGAAATGGGGGAGTTTGCCGTCACCAATAAGGATGAGGCAACAATGCGTCTTGGATTAGACGCCAAGGGTGAATTGAGTATTGATCCCCGTACCGTGGGTCTTGCTCCTATTGATGAGATGTCTTTCGATCACATCTTACAAAAGGAAAACATTTTCAAGCGTCAAGCATGGGCCACTTCAGATGTCAGTGGTGCAAGTTTGCTCACAATTAAGGTCACTCCGTGTCAATTTGGCACTGATACCACAACTGTTAATGACCGGTCTGCTCTTACTTCGCAGGCTGCGATCGCTAGTTTGTTCCACTACTGGAAAGGAACCATCATTTATCGATTTCGTATCGTTGCAAGTTCTTTGCATCGTGGAAAATTGCGCATCGTCTATGATCCAATTGGCTCTACAGCGAGTGATTTCAATCAAACCTATTCCCGGATTGTTGATTTGGAAGAAACTCGCGACTTTGAGATACCTATTGCTTGGCATGCAATGGAATCATTTCTCAAGGTGCGCCACCCTGAGGTTGGCACCGTGAATTTCAATCACGGTGCAAGCGTATCCCACTTTCCTTCATTTGAGAACGGTTCCCTTCGTATAGAAGTTCTTAATCCACTAGTTACCCCTGATCCTTCATTGGCAACGGGTTGTGAAATTTTGATTTCCCAGAGGATGACAGACGATTACGAATTCGGCTGTCCCTCCAATCATATTTTCACAAATACTTGGAAGTTCTACAGTTCTGCTGCAGAGGGAATGCAAGCTGGTGACATATTAGACGCTTCAGACGGTCCCGATTCTCCTGAGTCTGCCGCTGAACATGTCACTCCAGTTGGAACTACATCTGAACCGATGTCTGATTCCACTCTAAAAGTCTTTATGGGGGAGAGCCCCCGTTCCATTCGTACTTTAATGCGACGGTACGGAAATTATTACATCTCTCCTAGTACTATTAATGTTCAGACTAATTGTAGAGGTTCAAAAACCGACGACCTTTGCGTGCAAGAATATTGCACGTGGATGTTCGCAGGTTGGAGAGGTTCTCGTCGCTATAAGTCTATTACTTCTACGAATGGACAAATTATGTTCGGTCATTGGGCTCCCGACGCCACAGTCACAAGCCATGCCTTGTCCACTTCCAGTGGCGTTGCCGCTAACCGAAACACTCTTGAAATGGAAATTCCGTTTTATTCCAACAAGAGATTTGCCCCTGCTCGTGGG